AGAAACAAAATTTGAAACACACCCAATAGTCCAAATTAAGCCGAATTAAATCAAATTGAATAATATTAATTTCAAATCATATTAATTTCTGACTTTAAAACTTGAATTTATTGAGCCACTCAAAATGCAGCTGTTTCCATGGTTTTATTTTAAACCCATCATTAATGAAAGGCTGGAACAATGTCTTGTAAGTATCTTCTCCTGAAAAGTGTGCCAGCTGAGCCACACTATCCAGTTTTTCTTGCAATGTGCCTGGTTTGTACCAGGAAAGCATCATTTCCAGATTTTCCTTCTGCATTATGGGTACCCACATGCCATTCTGTTTTCCGAAATATCTCTTCAAAAACTGAATTTCAGTGAGTGGTCTTTGAGTGAAGTTTTCTCCCTTATTTGCTGGTGTTATGGTATATCCAATCTTTGCCATGAATTCTTTTACCCTGGAGAGGTCCAAATCATAGTCTGAAGCAGCAACAATGTCATCTCCATAAGCCATTAAGATTACATCATCCCATTCAAAGTTAGAGTAAGTATGGTACAGAGCAGATCTAAATATCACATTGTTAATTAAAGTATTGATTACTGAAGTGCCTGCAGTGCCGGAGGGAAGACCACCCGTAATAGAGTAGCGCTTATCCTCATAAGAATGGATAGACACAGCAAGAGAATCTAACATAAGAGAGCATCTTGAATCAAAACCATTTTCTGGTGTGAAGAAAAAGTCACGTAACAGTGCAAAGCTGTCCGTGGAGTGGGAAGCATCAAAGTTTGAGTAATCAAAATCATACTGATTCTTGTAGGATGCCAATTTGGCCCCGAATGCAGGCCAAGCTGTGTCTGGGTCACAACCAACAGCCGAGCCAATACCGAAACCAAAGTGTTGATGAAAGTGGGCAAAGAATCGCCCAAAGAGAATACGAAAGGCTAGAACATGGTCAAGAGGAGTAACATCAATTATTCTAGTTTTCCCTTTCTTTATTTTTTCAATTGATCTGATTTCATCTTTTAGAAAAGTTTGGTAAATGAGTTCTGGTTTTTCTCCCTTTAGCCATTTGTCCAGTCTGGCTTGCAGTTCTGAGTCTTTGATCTCGCAAGTAGTAAAATCTATTAATTGTTTGCGAGTCTTTGTGTAAGGAAGACCTGAAGCAGTGTTGGGATCTAATTTGTCCAGTCCTGGTATACCCTCTATGGCTTCTTTCAAAGTGAGAGGGCTCCAATCGTGTTTTCCAAATTTTTCGAAATAAATCTGAGTAACTTTAGTCATTGTATTCCAGATTGATGAATCAGTAGCATAATTGACATTTTTGTTATGTTTGGAAAAGATTTGTTTGTCAAAATCAATGTCTGGGTCTAGTCTTGGATCATTACGTGACAAAACAGCGGGGCCACATTTAGATGTTGCAGGGTAAACAGCATTTGTCCTCTTAAATTTGGTTGTCCTAGGTACATGTACCCGAGGACCATCTGCCAATTCTACCAAACTACCTTGTGCCTGAAGGGGGTAAAAGTGCAACATTAGTTCTTCCAACATGCGCCTGGAGACACGCGCTGCCACACACACACCTCCGCCACCGGCACAATGGATGCCAAGAATACCAGGGTTATCTGAAAATCTTGTTGAAACTACTGAACCACACATACCAAAGTAGGATGAAGCTTTGTACAAAAACACACAAGGGATGTCACCTATATTAGTAGGGACGTAATCTTCATTTCTAAGAAAAGAACCCTCACGTACCATCTGAATGTCATCATTAGAAAGAATCACAAGTCTGGTTCCAGCGTGCAAAGATGCAGAGTAAGGGACAAACAAATTGACAATATTTTTAAACTCTGGGCCATTGGGGAGTTTAATAGCAGCCACATCACACACTCCTTTGTCTGTTTCAAGGGCACAAAATTCACACTCTGAAAGCCTATATTGTTTCTCACCCACATAAAACACTTCATCTAGACATTCTACAGCATGCTTATTGACAATAATCACTCTTTTCCCTATTGCTACACATGATTGTGTGTAGTTCTTGCCTAATATATTTAACTTAAAGGGTAACACATTCTTTGAAATTTTCTTCTCAAGGTCCATTATAGGAGTTTGTACTCTAAGTTTTAACTTCTTAAGGTCCTTTGAAATATTGTTGTAGGGTCCCTCAACTTTGTTGTTGTCTGGTTCATCTACTGATTTCTCCTCTTCTTCCTCTGGTTGTTTTTCCTTGGAGAAATACTTATATGTGCCATAGGCTGCACCTACGGCAGCAAGAACACCTAAAGCTGATACAAATTGTTTCATAAGAAGCCAGAATTGCTGGTGTTCTTTGTGTCTTTTGTCGAGCTCTTCTGAGATTGTCTCAAGAACTTGTTGTTTCCTTTTCTTGTCCTGGATTTTGTGCCATTCTTCTAGAGAGTCAACAATGACAACACCATCATCATCCTTAGTATACCCTACTATTAGATTTGGGCTTTGAACAACTAGACCTTCTAACATACCACACACAGTCTTCTTTTCTTGCACCTTCTTGACAGTCTTTTCTACCAGATCCACCAAGTTGAATTCTTTTCCATTCCTCAAATTCTTCAAATTCAAGCCTGTAGTGTGCAATAACGCACAATCATTGGTAAAAGGTCCTTCTCCTGGGCCGTCCGGTTGGAGTGCTCTGGCCAAGTCCAATTTCCCGTTGCGAGTTGCTGCAGGTCCGGGTGAAACCAATATGTCAAAGGTTATGCGTCTTTCCAACGCGCGAGGGTCTGAGATTGTAATTGGTGAGAAATCTTGAAGGTTAGTTGTTACTATTAAAACTCTGGAAGTGAAGAGAATTCCTTTATCCTTAAGATCTGCCATGGCCGGTCTGTAACATGTAGTGGATACCATCTGACAAAAATATCTGAAATCTTCACCATCCGGGTTCTGTCCCAAGTCATCCATTATCACAACGTACTGTCCTGTATAACCGTCCATGTGGTCAGTGTCTGGAGATAGTGTATAAACTGATTGTTCACCTACTATCATCTTGGAAATTGCTGCAGCCAAGACAGTGGCCGCTGCTGACTTGCCGGCCCCTGGTTTGCCTCTCAAAACAATCACTACTGGTTCAGGGCGGCATGGGTCTGAAACATCAGCAACATAATTTTTGAAATAAGATGCCATGTGTAATTTTCCTTGAGCTGTGGCCAAATCAATAAGTTTGTCAATGAATTGAAAAGAGTCTGTTGGTTTTTTAAAAGTTTCTCCCCTGTTGTAGGCATGTATTGCTTTGCAGTGTGGAGGGCTATCGATTAACATTTGTTCCAACTTAATACCATCATTTTCGGTTTCATTGTCCATCCATTTCTTTAGCCAGTTAATCAAAGCACGAATGGTGTCCACCATCCACTGCAACCCCTTGGCTGCATTGAAAAAGGTCACCACATCGCGTAGGTCAAGTCCTTGTACAAGAGCGAAAGGGGGAGGGGGAGTTCTGAAGTACTTACTTGCCACCATCCTTATCTTTTCATACCAATCAAAGAAAGTAATTCCATCACACAACAGCACCGAAGCAGCTGCGAAATAAGAGCCTGGTCCACCATTTTTCACTAGATACCCTAGTGACATCAGCTTTACTATTAAGCAGACCATATCCCTCAAAAACACAGCATCTGTCATTGTAGTCTTGAGTTCATTCCACTTGTTGATGACATTGTTTAGGGTATTCAAAAGCCTAGTCACATTGTCCAGTGTTTCTGGTTTTTTGGCCACCTGAAGGAATTCAGAAAGAGGAGATTGCACATAAAACTTGGAATTACAAGGCCCTGGATTTGTTTCAACGTCACCGGACAGAAGTATATTCTTTTGGACTCTATACCTGCCTGGCGTTATTGGTCTGGGTGTTCCTCCTTCAAAGGTCAACAATTTAACTTGTGTTCTGTTTGGGTCAATTGTTGGATATCTAATAAGAGGCCTAGGGACGTAACCTTTGAAATTCTTGTATCTTATGAAAGCTGAAAACATTGTCTTATTGGTGTTAGCATCAATGGTGATGGTCCCAAATGAAGCTGCAGGTCCAATCCCGTAACCACCTGCCCCACGTTTGTAGTCTGGGTAACCATCAAAGTAAAGCGGAATTGCAGAAAGAGGAGAGCAAAAGGGTATGACAAAAGAAACAGCGTTGTCGCCCTTGCCATAAAATGTTGGATTTAGTGACATTAAGGAACCAGATGATTCCATCTGGGATGTGAAATGGGTTGAATCACTTTCAAGAGGTAGTTTCACAGTGGCTGTATCAATTGGTGCTCCTGGTGGATACCATGTAACACGCCAGCGTTTGTCAAATCCCAGTGGAGGTTTGACGGTCACTTCCAAGTCACAATGGATATAAGTGAAAGGACAGCTATTATACAAATGTCTATCTCCTGTAGTAACATTAAAAAGGGAGGTGTTAGAGGAAGGAGCAACATTGTCTGAAGAAACTAAGTAAGTAGTGATTAGAGATCCATCAATGGATGGTATGGGGGACAAAGCCAAGGCACTGTAGGGTCTCTGGGTGTCACTAACTTTAAAATTTTCTCTGAGATCCTTCACTTTTTGGTTAGTAGGATTATATGGAGAATTTATTTTGGGTCCAGCATTTGAAGATGATTCTACCAGGCCTAAGAACCTATACCTATCATAAAAGAAGCTACAGTTTGAATGATTGTTAATCATACCTACATTATGTCCAGAATTCAAGCCAGCATCTGTATTCTTACTGGTGCCACTTTCTAAATTGTCATGAGGATCTGGGCTCTGAAGGTAGGGGGGGCTAATAGGGTTGCGGTAGGAAAAGTCATCACCAGCTGAGCAAAACAAGACAATCCTCTGGGTTGGTGGTGAGCCGGGAGGGTATGTCAAGGGGTTCAAAAGCCAAATTGTGAACCAACCATCTGAATTGACTGCTGAAGAAGCAGAAACTGCTGAAATCCTATAGTCTACTGCAGAAATAAAGGGGATGGTAAAATGGAAAGATGACTGCAATCCAAGGTCCCATATGGAGTAAGTGCCCTGCATCGCTTGTTCAAGGGTGAGGGGTTTACCAGCTCCGGGTGGGGTGTAAGAGAACAGCAATTTACCACGTGTCATGGCAGTAGTAGCAGAAATAGATGAGATCTGAATTGAGCCTCTATAATTACAAAAATACTTAGATAGTTGTCCTACCAGGGTATGCTGGAAATGTAGGTCTGAAATGACAACGTTAGCGGTAAAAAGAGGCTCAGACTTCTTTGCATTGGTTATTTCCACATTTGGATCATCTGAATTACTAACGTAAGAAACAGTCATTAGGCTTGGAACCTTCACAAGAGATAATAGATCAGTAATAGGGGGAGGCAGATAGTCTCTGGGTCCTGTAACTGTCATACCATAACAGGGTTCTGTAACATCTGGAACTGTAGAACTGAACTGAAATGAGTGATGAAAAGGCCTTGTTGGAAAAGGACTTTGAACATTAGATGGAGAGTGGTGCAAGCCATTAAACACTGTGTCTACTGGAGTAACTGTAAGTGTCATTGCAACAAGTGGGCTTGCTCCATCTGCATAGTTCAATCTGGACAACACCATAACCACGGCGGTCCAAACATTATGAATGGTAACATCACTAGTGGGTGCACAATTGACATAAGGTACTGATACTGTTGCAATGTTTGTTTCTTTTGGATTTATTAGTTGGTGAGGGAATAACATCATTTGTTCTGGAGTAATATCAGCCAAATCAAAAGACAAAGAGTTTACTGGTTTTAAGGTCTGGTTTTCATAATGTTCTGAAGGGTCTTGTGCTCTGTACATCATGAGTTTGTCTATTATACTGTCCCATTGTAAGGTCGTTCTTACATCCTTAACAAATTCGGGAACCAGAAAGAGGCCTAGAAGCCCTGCATGGAAAGGAGATGTATTAACCTGAAGGGTCACTTCAAAACCAGTCTTGCAAAAAGCATGCGTCCTTAGGTTCTTTGTAAACATGTTTCCGACTTCATCCTGGTACATGTGTTGGGTCAGTCTGTAAGCCTGAAAATAATAAGGGGGCACATTAATATTCCAGTCAGCCAAGGGAACCACAAAAGCACGGGAGGTGGCGGGAGTGCCACGTGTAGGACGATCCCCACAAGACGTGGGGCATGAAGAGTCAGATCTTCTACCGTATCCAAACAACACGCCTTCCGAAGCTTGAGAGTTTATAGACGTGTTGCCAGCAGTCCGAGTCAAAATCCTGTCTTCCATGTTAGTCTCTGTTTCAGTCTTGGGATCAGCTAGAAAAGATAAAGCATTAAAAGCACTACTTGCAAGTCCGAGAAAGCCAGAAACATTACCATTTTCGGGAGTAGTAGAGGTCCCAACTCCCTGGGAAGAAGCATCAATAGAGCCATAATAATTGTTTGCATAAAAATTGTTAACCACAGTGCCCTCATTTCCAGTGGTAGAAGCAGATTCTTTGCTATTATTTGCACCCATATTGACATAATTTACAAAAATAGGAAAACCTAGTCCCCTAGGTTGTTGTGCCAGGCCTTGGGCAATTTTTAACCCCGCGTCGAGTGTAAAGCACACGAGCGGGGCTCCTGATCAGATCCTGTGCTGAGTGAGCAAAGCCCCACCTCTGAAGAGGTGGGGCTGGGCAACCACATGTGTCTGCTAATGCAAGTCCGGGTAGTCGGTGGTGCTCATCCTCAGATACACAGGGTACCTTCAGGACATCTTTGGGGCCTGATGTGATAGAGATTTATGACAGAAATTCCTCAAGTTCCTAATCACAAAACTATGCAGGGGGGAGTCAGGGTCACTCCACCATTCGGGTCCTTTCGGACGGGGCTTTTGGCCTGTGAGGCTCGTGTCACCACGAGAGGAAATCCGCACACACGAATGGCATCGCTACAACCCCTGGCACAGCCACATGACATTCCCAAGAGGACTCTCTATCTTCACCTCCAACACCAGTGACTTGGTCACCTTAAGATCCACAAAGGGCGTGGAGGCAACCTGTCCAAGAAGGAACGGGAGTATCACTCCGTCTGCATGAATAGAACTCATGCAGCTAGAAAGTAAGAATTTTAATGAAAATAAACCTGCTGCCCTACGAGCGTCAAACAGCCGGTGTGGGGTTCAAAAACCGTGTAAAGCACGGTGACATCTTTGCAGTACTCCACCCACTGCCATATAAGGTAGACGTCAAACCACACGTTTCAAGACTGCCACATGCAGTCTCCCCCATGT